AACTCTGCCGAAAATTGAGAACCAGCCATAATAGGAGGAAAGGTTTTCTGAAAGCGTGTAGCAATGGTCGTCTGAGCTCGAACTTTCTCTCTAATTGGAATAGGTTCTGTAACTTTAGTTTCTTTTTTCTTCTTAAGTTTCTCGAGTTGGGAAGGATTGTACACATAATAGGAATTGCGAAGAAGATTAAATTGAATGTCTTCTCCGCCTGATCTCCAAACATTAAGATAAATGAGAGGAGTCGAAGGACTAGTCGAGCCTGATATTGGTGTAATCATCTCAACTGTAAGTTTGGGATTTCCAGCAACAAACGAATCGCCAGTAGGACGCCAAGGAGTAGGATAAAGATAAGGAACACAAAATTCGGTCATTGTGTCTCCCTTCACATCTACTATCATCTGAGGCAAATCTCCATCTCCTGAACCAGGGGCTGTTGTCGCATAACTTATTCTAAAACGAGCAGAATAAAACGCTGAATTGACAAAGTGAAAGAAATATTTTATAGATCCGCGCCAGAGAGTGAACTCAGCAGCTACAAATCCAAGAAAGTCTACTCCAGCCACATTATTTGGGGTCAAAGGGGTCAATCCGATAGAAACAACTTGATCCTGGGTAGTAAAGGACGTCTGATAATGAAGCGCAGGAACTTGAGCCAATTCATGTATCATCATATAGGAACTTTCCATTCCAAAATTTTCTTTACTCGTTTGAACACCTGGATACAAGGTGAGTTGTTGTCCTGAAAATAGACCTTGACAGTGAGCAAGATCATTAAAGTTCAGATTTTGGTCAATTCCTTGAGGAACAGCTGGATTAAAAGGTTCATCCAAAACTTTCCCAAAAGTAGAAATAAATTTTGCAATAGGAGTCCAAATGGGACCAAGAACTGGTATCATCTTGAGTATCTCACTTGCTCCTCCAACAACTTTCTGTATTCCTTGAACAGTGGTTCCATTTTTAGACTTGTCTTCTCCTTCTTTCTTTGTGTCTGATTCCGGAACTGGAACTACTTCTGCTTTTGAATTGGTGAAAGTAGCTCTTCTTTCTGTAACACTCTGAGCTTTCATTCTGTCTTTCATTCTATTTCGAATGGAGGAAGGTTCAACAAATCCCGCAACCTTAGGATCTAGAAAGGATGCGAAAATACTAACTGTACATGAGGCTGGTACACCTGTGCTAGTTGTGATAAGATTATTGAAAGGTCGTAAGGCAAATGTACATATAGCGTAGTCTGCACATGTAGCTATATCAAGCCAGGACAAAGGATTCATGTAAGGAACATCTATAGTAGTTGAATCTTGAACGGACGCAGATAAAACTACTGGACGCATATTCGCATATTGATAGTCTGTAACCGTAGCTCCTTGTCTGCAGGGAAGTATTGCTGTCAATAAAGCACCTTGATGGTACGGGGTGCTATTTACACGAACAGTTATACGCACTCCCGCGCGTATATATTCATAAACACTGAGAAAATTTGAAATGGCTTCTACTGCAAACAGAGATTGTGGAAATGCAAGTAAATAGCCAACAAATGAGGGAGTCCAATTAATCTGCGCTATCAAATAAGATCTTCGCAAAACTTGGGTTGGAGTTTGATCGGGGAAAGGATTTGAGATACGACTCAGAACTTCTTTTCCTGGTATTTGTTCTTTTTCTAAATTTGCCGATTCGTCAAATTTTATAAGTCCAGTAACCTCTTGGGTTGTCGCCTGAACTTCTTGTTGTAATGTCCTATCATCCGAGGACTTCGTCGATTTTTCTGCTTGAATCTGGGAACATACTCGCCAGAGGTGATAGATTGGCCACCTCTCGGCAATGGGGACTGTATTGTGATGTGTATTTTCCATTCCACAATACGTGTACTTTACAGCACACCCGTGTAATATCATTAGAATTGTACACTGGAAAACAAGAATGGTAACCCTATCTCTGGGGGTTGAAAAACATTGTTTCAACATTTTTTGAGATTCTTTAGGTACATGGCCAAAAGATCATCCCAAGTAGGGTAAAACTGATTCTCAGGGGAAATAGAAATCAGAAAGGGATTTAAAATCGCTTTTTGTTCATTGAAAACTTTTCTTCCGTGAAAAAAGATCTCTTTAAGAGCAGAATGAATATTCTCTGTTATCTGCTTCTTTACTGGTAAATCTGAGTCAGTATTGACCCATAGGAGATGTTGCTGTATGTCCTCAAGTTTCATAGGACACATAACAATACCAGTTTCCTCATCTCTAACTAAACGTCTCTTTAAAAAGTCGGCTTCTTCCATAGTCTGAAAACCACATACAGCAGTTTTATCAGCTACAGTTGTTTCATAGCCAAACATTTCAAGTATATACTTCGTAAAATTAAGAGGCGTAAACACGTCAGTGGTACAAATCATATCTACCATAAACTGGCGTATCGCTTTATAATTGTCATCACCTAAAGTTGTTAAAAACATCAACTTCTTAAGTGAAATCCGACAATGAAGAAAATCTCTCATCATTCTAAGCGCAGCAGCTCTATTCATAACTACATTTTGAACAGAGTTAATAGCAGCGGTACCTGGTCCTCCTGAAACCATAATATCCGCAAGATAAACAGTACGAGCAATGAG